ATGAAATTTATTGCAAGTTAAGAGATTCCAAAGGGATGAAAGATCCTGACGTGGCAAAGGCTACTGGAATCACAAAATCCACTTTTTCAGACTGGAAAAATGGTAGAAGCAATCCTAAAGATGCTAAATTACAGAAGATAGCTGATTTATTTGGTGTAACTGCCGAATATATTCGCACTGGAAAAAATACCAACGAATACTACACAAACAACGAAACTGCACAGGTAGCACAAGAAATATTTGAAAACAAAGAACTGAAAGCGCTGTTCGATGTCCAGAAAGATATGGATCCGGACGACTTAAAAGCTCTGCATAGCATGGCTCTCGCGCTTAAACGAAAGGAACGTGGTGATATTGACGACACCGGATGTTAATGTTGTTCTTATGGACTTTCCTAGTAAAAAAGGAAATGAAATGGTTGTTCCGAACGAAGACGGAAGCTACACGATACTGATCAATGCCGGATTGAATTATGAATCTCAACTTAAGGCATATGAGCATGCCATGAGTCATATAACAAATGATGACTTTTTAAAAGGTAATGTACAAGAAATTGAATACTATGCTCATCATCCACACAAAGATCCAGAACCGACTCAAATCTATCTTGATCGCATCAAGCAATTGCAAGCGGAACGAAGACGATTAAAGAAGCGGATTGCTCGTGATCAGAAACGTGTTGAATTTATTCAAGAACATTGCGATATGTTCCACCGAGCTGAACACCACTATCTATATGGTGATGATTTATAAAATATGAAAGAGAGGAAAATGTATGGAGTTCAATGATGTAATTAAACAATTTTCAGAAAGGATACTGTCTTTAAAAGACACCATCACTACAGAAGAATCCACAAAAATGTCTCTTGTAGTGCCTTTATTTCAACTTCTTGGGTATGATGTTTTCAATCCAAATGAATTTTGCCCAGAGTATATTACTGATGTAGGAATTAAAAAAGGCGAAAAGGTTGATTATGCAATCCTTGAAAATGGACAGCCGAATATTTTAGTCGAATGCAAAAGTTGCTCAGAGCAACTCGACAAACATTCATCTCAACTTTTTAGATATTTCGGGACATCTCCTGCTAAATTTGGCATTCTTACAAATGGCATAATATATCGTTTTTATACAGATTTAGAAGAATCAAACAAAATGGATCTTGTGCCATTTCTAGAAATAGACATGGCAAATTTAAAAGATTCTTCCATCAATGAATTAAAAAAATTTTGTAAAGACAATTTTGATAAGGACAAAATATTTAGTACTGCCGAAGAGCTTAAATATAGCAGTCAAATAAAAAACATCTTAACAAAACAGTTTGAATCTCCGACAGAAGACTTTGTTCGATTTATTTTAGCGGATATATACGATGGTCAAAAGAATCAGAGAATAATTGAAAAATTTACGCCTGTGGTAAAACGAGCTTTCTCTTCTTTTGTAAATGAAATAGTAAATAGTAAAATTTCTTCTGCATTAGCTGACGATTATGATAAAGATGAAGAATCAGAGCCCGAAATCAAAGAACCCGCATCAAAGATTGTTACAACGGAAGATGAAATTGAAAGTTTCTACATTATTCGCGGACTTCTTGCTGGTATCGTACCCGTTGAAGATATAGTTCACCGTGATACCGAAAGTTATTTTGGAATTCTATATAAAGACAATAATAGAAAACCGATTTGTCGCCTCAATCTTGATGCAAGAAATAAACAGCTTCTCATCCCGGATGCTAATAAAAAATTCGAGCGTATTTATATCGACTCTTTAAACGATTTGTACAAATACAAAAACCGTTTAATAGAAGTTGTAAAGAGATATATGTAATTCATCCAGTATCTCTAACCATAAATACACTGCCCTCTTGATACGAAAGTATTTATATGGCGGAGATATCTGATTGAATAAATAAACTCTGGAAAAGCAAGAAATGAAACATTTTGAAACAAATAAAACGAAAGGAAAAAATATGAAAAAGAAACTCGTAGCTGTATTACTTGCAAGCACAATGGCATTATCACTTTCAGCTTGTGGTGGATCTGATTCTTCCAATAATTCATCCAAATCTGAAACAACTCAGGAAAATCCAACAGAAAAGGAAGAAAAAGCCAAAGCTCCGGTTGACCTGAGCGGGAAATGGAAATCTGAAGATAATGATGGTTCCTGGATGGAGGCTGAAATTACCGAAGATACTATTTCTGTAAATTGGATTTCAGACAACGGTGATACATCCTCTGTTTACTGGGTTGGAACATATGAAGCTCCAACAGAATATACCGAAGAATACATGTGGACATCTACTCGAGATCAGGAAGCAACAGACGGTGCAATGCTTGCATCTACAGACGATACAAAAGAATTTACTTACTCTGATGCAGATCACCAGCTTACTTATCAAGTATCCGCAGCTGGAACAACTACAAAAATGAAATTAACAAAAGAATAATAAAAATTCCCCGGTGCCTATCAAACACCAGGGAAAATCCCGAGTAATATATACGGCGAAGGATTCGCTCGATAGAGTACTCTCCTCACAAAGATTATTGTATCACAAAAATCCGGCACCGTATAGGTGTTATTTTTGTACCCATTTTTGCGTAACATTAAAGATGAAAAGGTGATATGATATGACGACTAAAATTGAACGCTGCGCCATCTATATCCGTGTGTCTACTACCGAACAAATGATGCACGGTAAATCATTGGAAGCACAAAAAGAATATCTTACCAATTATGCCAAGGAACACAATATGGCTGTCGTTGGCGTATATGCTGATGAGGGAAAAACCGCACGTAAAGAGTTGAAAAAGCGTAAGGCTATACATTCTCTACTGCAAGACGTAGAAGCTGGGAAAATCGATGTTATTATCTTCTGGCGTATCGATAGATGGTTCCGTAATCTATCTGATTTCTATAAGGTGCAGGATATTCTTGACAACCACAACGTCCGCTGGATCAGTACCAGTGAACCAGGCATCAACATGGAAACCAGAGACGGAAGACTGCAGCTTAATGTAGTTCTGTCCATTGGTCAGAACGAAGTCGATACGACCAGTGAACGTATCAAATTTGTGAATGAAGCATCCATCAGAAGCGGTAAATTAATTTTCGGCGATGTAAATATGGGATATGGCTATAAGTCAGGTATCGTTGATGGACAAAAGCGAATGATAAAGGATCCTGATCGAGAACATGTCGTGGATGCATTTTATAAATATTTCTTCAAGCATCAAAATAAGTGCGCTACGCTCAGATACATACAAGAAACCTATGATCCTGATTTCAGTTTTGGGATCATGCGAACACTTCTTTCCAGTGAATTTTACAAAGGTACATACAGAGGATTCCCTTACTGCCCTGCATATCTTACCGAAGATGAGTGGAACAAATTACAGAAGATACAAAAACGAAATGTTAAAGCTACACCCTCCGGCCGCATCTATCTGTTTGCAGGAATGATTCGATGTCCCGTGTGCGGTCAATTGCTATGCGGTACCGGGTGTTCATCCATCATCAACAGGAAAACCGGTGCTAAAAGAACTTACTGCTATTACCGATGCAACAGAGCTATGATCGATCGCATATGTTCTTACAGGCATAGATTGAGCCAGAACCTTGTTGAAAATTATTTGCTTGATAACTTAGAGAATGAATACAAGAATTATAAAGTAAAGTGCGAGAAAATCGAAAAAGAGAAAGAGAAGCAAAAGAAAAAGCAATCTCCTGAGAAATTAAGAAAGGAATTGGACCGTCTTAATTTTCTATTCCAGAAGGGACGAATTGAATGGGATTATTACAACGAAGAGTACAGTCGCGTCGAAAGCGAATTAAATGATCTGCAGAACTCTCTTCCAGAACCAGCTCCAAACTACAGCTATCTTGAAGAACTATTGAATACAGATTTCCGGACCATGTATGATCAATTATCACAAGAAAACCGCAGAGCTTTCTGGCGGTCTATCATTCAGGAGATTCATGTGAATGAAGACCATGCCATAACCTCCGTCGATTTTCTGTGATGCGTCTTGTACTAACTATACTGTTCCATTCGGAGCCGACAAAACTATGACGGCCGTCCTCTCCGGAACTGCCGACATCGGCTTTATGGGTTCGGAAGCTTCTATCTACACATATAACGAGGGGGCGAATGATTATGTTGTAAACTTTGCCCAGCTCACCCAGCGCGCCGGGAACTTCCTGGTTGCCAGGGAAGATATTAAGGATTTCAAATGGGAAGATCTGAAAGGCAAGAAGGTCATCGGCGGTAGAAAAGGCGGCATGCCTGAAATGGTATTTGAGTATATCTTAAACCAGAACCATATCGATCCGGCTACAGATCTCACCATCGACCAGAATATTGATTTCGGTTCTACTGCGGCTGCCTTCGCAGAAGACAAATCCGATTACGACTTCACCGTAGAATTCGAACCTGGTGCAACCAATCTTGAAAAACAGGGTAAGGGATACGTTGTCGCCTCTCTTGGAACGGACAGCGGCTATGTTCCGTACACTGCTTTCTCTGCAAAGAAGAGTTACATCAACAAACATCCGGAAGTCGTCCAGGGATTCACCAATGCACTGCAAAAAGGTATGGACTACGTGGCATCCCACACACCGGAAGACATTGCCCAGGCAATCGCTCCTCAGTTCAAAGAGACCACACTGGATACGATCACAACCATCATTTCCCGCTATTATGAGCAGGATACATGGAAAAAAGATCTGATCTTCCGGCAGGAAAGCTTTGATCTTCTTCAGGATATCTTAGAAGAAGCAGGCGAGCTTAAGGAACGCGCACCTTACAAGGATCTCGTAACTACTACTTATGCAGAAAAGGCAGCAAAAGCAAGCAACGATACCCAGAAAACCAATTAATTCTATACTCCGATATCTACAAAACCGGCAACTTCTCTTGCTTACTATGGTATAAAAAATAATGCTGCAAACTTTTCTTCGT